AAACCGTATGTCGTTCGGCGTTCGCGTGCCGATCGCCGAAAGGAACAAGTGATCTAAATGACTGCACGGATGACTAGAAACGAGGCGTGGTCCTATTTCGAGCATCCGCTAACGGCCGCGGCCGTTGCGGAACGCGGGAAAATGGCATGTCTTGATACGTCTACGGGACTTCTCGCCCTTGGTGCGACGTCGACGACGCTACGCCCGATCGGGTATTTCGACGAGGACGCAACCGGGGACGGTACGACGAACGTTCGCGTTCGATTGTTCGACGAGATCCGGGTTCATTGGTGGGCTAATGATGACGCCGGAACCCCTGTCGTCGCCGCCGACGTTGGGTCCCTTTGTTATGTGCTCGACGACGCAACGGTAACAGGCGACGCAACCGGCGCGAGCTCGGCGGGACGCGTTTGGGGCCTAAACGCTACGAATGGCGTAGCCGTTGAAATGTCCGGATTTGACGCGGATTGATCGCGCCTCGACGCGAGAAAGGTAGCAATAGAAAATGGCGCAGATCACCCCTAGTTTCCTATTCGATCTCGAATCGAATATCCGCGTAATCGCGGAGCGAGAATACGAGCGTTTGCTTTCTAACCTATGGTGGAAACGCGTTGCGCGCGTTATGCCGTCGGGCGCGAAAAAGGAGCGCGTAAACTGGCTTCTCGACACCGCAAAGATCGAACGCCCGAACGCCTCGCACGGCGGCGGACAGGCGATCTTTGAGGATATCGTGATGCAAACGACCGAGTATGAGAACGAGAACGCCGTAGGCGGTCTCGAGCTCAAAAAGGAGCAACTCGAGGATCTGGACGGAAACGGCGTTCAGCTTGCGACTCATTGGGCGCGACAGATGGGCGCGCAGGCGGCCTATTGGCCGCAGCAGGTCGTCGCGGATGCGATCAAGGCGAACGGGGCGACCTATGATGGTATCGCCATGTTTTCGCCTATTGGCGTCCCGCATCCTGTAAATCCATTCAACGCGGGCGCGGGATCGTTCGCGAATGACTTTACGGGCGTCGCGGCGGGGATTTATCCCGGGGCGGTTCCGATCGATTCGTCGGTCACGGTCGACGCGGCGATCGATAACATCAATGCGGCGTTAGCCTACGTCGCATCGATCGCTATGCCGAACGGTACACAGCCTAGAATGCTGCGGCTTGCGGGTTTGCTACATCCGCCCGCGCTGACGGCGCGAGCACAGCAGATCACGCAGGCGCAGTTTATCGCGCAGGCCGCGAGCTCGGGCGGCGGTAGCGCCGACGTCCAGGCCGTGATCCGTAACTTCGGGCTTGGAACGCCGATCGAGGCGCCCGAGCTCGGCTCCGCGTTCGGCGGTTCGGACACCACGTATTACCTCCTCGTCGAGGAAATCACGTCGAATGAACTCGGCGCGTTCGCCTACATCGATCGAGAGGCATTCTCGATCCTGTTCCATGGACCGATGACGGACGCCGAGCTCGCGCGGATGCGCAAGTTTCAGTGGCTCACCGAAGGTCGAAACACGGTCGGAAACGGACATCCTTATTTGATGTTCCGTTGCCAGTCTACCTGATTGCATAGGCGCCCTCGAGGCGCCCTCGTAACCCTCCTCGCCCCGTTCGCCTCGAGCTATAGCTCGACGGCGGACGGGGCTTAGGAGGTAGGAGCTAGCGCCCGTGGCAACCTATCTCACATTGACAGGGTTTAAGGGTCTCACGACGATCCCCGCCGTTTTTGTCGACGAGGTAGAAAAGGTCGCGCCAGGGTGGATCGACGCTCAGATCGACTATTGGTCCCGTTGGATTGACAGCAGGCTCCGGAAACGTTACGCGTCGCCGTTCGCGGCGTATGATGCGACGCCGCCGACCCCGTTAGCGGTCCAAGGTTGGATCGCCCGGATCGTTACTGTCCGCGTTTGGCTAAAGCGCGGCGTCGATCCTAACGATCTTCAATTCGACGTGATCAACGTCGATGCTACGTCCGCCCTCGAGGAAATCGCGGAGGCCGCGAACAGCGATACCGGGCTTTACGATTTGCCGTTGCGCGTCGACGAGGACGGGACGGCGCTAAGCCGAGGAACGCCGCGGAGCTATTCGGAGGCGTCCCCTTACGTTTGGACCGATCGGCAATCGGCAACGGCGCGAAACGAGGACGACGCGCAAGGGGGAACCTTTGGCTAGCGGCGCCCAAAAGCTCGAGGAACACCTTTCGAGGATTCGCGAGCTCGCAAAGTTTGCGGATCGCGCCGCGCCTGTCGTTCGCGATGAGCTGCGCCGCGAAATCGTCCGGAGCTCGAGGGCGCAGGAATCGCCCGCCGGTCTGTCATGGCGCCCGCCGGAAACCGTCGAGGGTAGAATCCTCCGACACGTCGACGAACATTTACGGGTTCGCGCCGTAGGCACTACGATCGTCGCGACGTTGACCGGACGTTACGCGCGGCATCACTTGGGCGCGGTTCGCGGAGGCGCAGGCAAAACGCCGCGCCGAATCCTTCCCAACGATTTGAGCCGAGTAACAGCGCGGGCGATCGATCGCGCCGTGACCGCGGAGTTTCGCCGCATTATGGGCGAGGCCGCACAATGACGGCGGCGCCTCAGATTTGCTTTGCGTTAACGTCCGCGTTCGACGCCGTAGTAGATCGGTTCCATGACGAGGACACGGCCGCGGAAAACTATTTCGGATGGCGCGAACCGCAAAAGCACAAAACGGCGCGAGCTCGGATTGTATGGGTTCCAGGCGACGAGGGCGGCGGCGTAGGCGAGCTCGTCGCGCCGAGCAAAAGCGGCGACAAGGAAACGGCGCGCGCGCTCGCGAATATCCGCGAGCTTTTCACCGTGTATGTGTCGGACAAGGATCCGCAGTTTCCAGAGGACGAGCGTAAACAATACGAGGCGACGCGCGCGTTATACGATGCCTGGTATCGTGCTTTGTACAAGGCCGCGCACGGAACGTTTCAGGTATCATCGCTCACTTGGAACGTGAGCAAAAACGAGCGGCGACACGGCGCGGAGCTCGTATGCGTTTGTTGGATCGAGGCCGTGATCCCGGACGCGCCCTATACCCTCGCCGATCCCCCGGTTACCGGTGAAGTGATAACAAGCCTCGAGGACGTCGACGAGGTAACGACAACGGCGACGCCGTAGGAAGAACAAGACACCATGAGTCAACCCGCAGTTACGATCACGGAACTTGATGGCGCGCTAGGGATTCTCCCAACGTCCGCCGGTCGCCTTTACGCCCTCGCGGGCGTTAGCAGCGCGGGCCCGGTAGATACGCCCGCGACATACGCCCGCGTTTCGGATATTCAGGCGGATTTCGGGGACGGTCCCCTCGTCGAGGCCGCGGCGCATTATATCGAAAAGTACGGCCGCCCCGTGCTCCTCGTCCGGACGGGTCAGACCACGGTCGGCGCGTTTCCGGATGGCGCTACGGTCGTCGAAACCGATTCGGGGACGTCCGCGGTTACAGTCGATAACGTAGGTACGGCGCCGTGGGACGATTACGAGTTTTATCTGAAGATCGTAACAGGCGGAACGATCGGCGTAGCAGGGATCACGCTACAGTGGAGCCTTGACGGCGGGCGGACGCTTTCACCGGTGACCGCGCTCGGTACGGCGGCGGATTTCACGTTCCCGAGCTCGGGCGCGGCGGGATCCGAACCTACGGTTGATTTCGCGGCCGGGGATCTGAATATCGGGAACGTGATTACGTTCGGCGGAACCGCGCCGAAATGGAACACGGCAGAAATCGGAACCGCCCTCGACGCGTTGATCGCGTCCGCGGCCTCATGGGAGATTTGCCAGATCGTAGGCGATCTCGAGGGCGCGGATTTCGACACGATCGATCCCAAATTCACGGCCGCCCTTGCGGCGGGAAAATACTTTTCCTGGTATGGCTCGACGCGGATGCCCCTAACGCCTCTCGGCGTAACGGAAACCGAAGCGGCTTACCTCATCGCAATGGACGCGATTTTTTCGAGCAAGGCGACTGTCCACGGATCGATCTGCGCGGGCGCGGCGCAAATGATCTCGAGCGTTAGCGGGCGACAGTATCGCCGCCCCGTTGCGTTCGCCGTCGCCGCGCGCGAGGCGTTCGTTTCCGAGGAGGTAAACATCGCGGACGTGAACCTTGGGACGCTACCAGGCGTTTCGATTCGGGACGCAAACGGGAACGCGCTGCATCACGACGAAAGCCTAAACCCCGGCCTCGACGACGCGCGCTTTACCGTCCTCCGAACCTGGAACGAGATCCAAGGCGTCTATGTGAACCGCGAGCGAATCTTTAGCGCGGCGGGTTCGGATTTCGATCTCCATACCAAGCGGCGCGTAATCAATCTCGCGCACGGCGCGCTGCGCGTCTATTTGATTCGTCGGTTGAATAAGCCGATCCGCGTCGACGCCCAAACCGGGTTTATCCTCGAGGAGGAGGCGCGCGAGATCGAAAGCGGCGGGCGCGCCGCTTTGCGTTCCGTGCTCCTCGCTAAGCCCAAGGCGAGCGGGATCGAGTTTACGATTTCGCGAACGGATAACATCCTTTCGACAAAGACGATCAACGGGACGGCGCGCGTCGTTCCGCTGGCCTATCCGGAGTTTATCGAGATCGAAATCGGTTTCGAGAACCCCGCACTACAGGTGCAGACCGCGTAACCGCCGCCATCGCGTAGGGAGCTCGAGAAATGGCAGATTCGATCAGAGTAAACGGTAACCAGCATAGCTGGGGGTCGATCACGGTAAAGGTAAACGAGGAGCGTTATTTCGGCTTTACGTCGATCGCTTATTCGGATTCCCGTGAACGCGTCAAGGCGTATGGGATGGGGCGCGCGCAGGCGCCGCGCGGACGTTCTCGCGGAAAGTATCAGGTCGAACCCGTAACGCTCACTGGACACAAGGGGAGCGTTCAGGAGCTACGACAGGCGTTAGCGGACGCGGGCGACGCGGGGACATCATACGGGGATACGGTTTTCCAGATCGTTGTGCAGTATGTCGAGGACGACGATACGCCGATCACGGTTGAGCTCGAGGATTGCGTTTGGGTCAAAAACTCCGCGTCCGAGGAGGAGGGGCCCGATCCGCTTACGGAGGATATCGAGATCGACTGTATGCGGATCCGCCGTAATGATTTGGTCTTGTTCGACGAGGCCGAGGGCGCATAGGCGCCGCCGTAATCGATGACACTAAAACCGAGGGGTAACCATGGAAGATCAAACCGAGGAGCTACGGAGGCGCCGCGAGGCGGCGCTAACGCGTAAGCGGGCGGCGGACGCGAAACGCGCCGAGCTCGAGGCGTCGCGCGAGGGCGAGCTCGAGGTAGAACGCCTCGAGCTCGAGGCGGCGAACGCGGAGGCAATCGCGAAGGCCGAGGAGGAACACGATCCGAGGAAAATTCGCGTGATCGAATCTGGACTTGGTGTCGTGATCGTTAGGCGCCCGAATCCGCTTCTATACAAGCGATTCCGTGACAAGGGCGAGGCGAAAACAAACGAGCTCGAAAAGCTCGTCCGCGGATGCCTCCTATATCCGACCGCGGCAGGGTTCGATCGTATCCTCGAGGAGGAACCCGGAACCCTCGATCGATGCGCGACGGCCGTTATCGAGCTCGCCGGATTTCGGCTAAAGGAGGCATCGGGAAAATAGAAACCCTGCGACGCGAGGCGCGCCACGATCTGGGGAAATGGGCGGAATGCCTGCTAGCTATGTTCGGGAACGAATCGCAGGAAACCGACGCGGAGTTTATCCGCGCATTCGTAGGCGCCGCCCTCCTCGCGGAGGCTATGCATGACGTCCGACAAATCAAGCGACTGCTAACGCCCAAGAAAAAGTAAGCCGAACCATGGGAACCCCTACCGCTACATTCGCCCTCGAGCTCGAGGACAAAACCTCGAGCGCGGCGCTAGCTGCGGCGGGTTCGCTGGAAAAGCTAAAGGGACAGATCGACGAGGACGTCAAAGCGTTACGCGAAATGCAAAAGGCAATGCGGGCGCTAAAGGGCGGAACGGACAAAAACAGCGCGGCGGCGAAAAGGCTAAAGGATCAAATCACGGCGCAAAAGGCCAAGATCGCGAGCTCGCAGGACGCCTGGTTAAAGCTCGGCGGGACGTTCGGGAAAACGCAAAAGGACGGGAACGCGCTAAGTCGCGCCGTCGGCGGCCTCGGCGGAAAGCTCGGCGCGACGTCCGGACCGTTAGCCGCGATGGGCGGCGGCCTGTCCCGCCTCGGTCCCCTCCTCGCGAATCCCGCGGCGCTCGCCCTCGCCCTCGCCGCCGCCCTCGTCGCCCTCGCGGGCGCCGCTGTAGTAGTTACGGCGGCGCTCTTGCGTTTCGGTGTCGCCGCGGCGGGCGCCCGACGCGAGGAGGCGCTAGCGATCGAGGGCGCTAACAGCCTGCGCCAAATGTGGGGACGCGCAACGGCGAGCCTCGAGGAATATCAGGCGGCGATCGACGGCGCGTCCGATTCGACGAACGTAGGACGCGGGACGCTTCAAACCTACGCGCGCCAGCTAGCGAGGACGGGATTACGAGGCGACGCGCTAACGGAGGCCGTCGAGGCGATGGGAATAGCCGCGCAAGTCCAGGGCGATCGAGGCGCGGCGCGGTTCCGCGCCCTTGCGCATAACGCCGTTCTCGCGGGCGGTAGCGTCGCCGATCTCGCGGAGGAATATCGGGCGACGCTTGGACCGATCGCGCGGCGCCAAATGCTATCGCTCGACAACCAAACGGCGCGCCTACGCCGAAACGTCGATCGTTTGTTTGACGGGTTAGATATCGAGGGCGCCCTCGGCGGCCTCGCGGACGTGCTCGATCTGTTTTCGCAGAACACGGAATCCGGGCGGGCGCTTAAATCGGTCTTGGAAACCGTGTTGCAGCCATTGCTTGACGGGATCGCGGAGGCGGGCCCGGTCGTGCGCGCGTTTTTCGAGGGCGTTATTATCGGCGGCCTTAGGTTGGGGGTTGCGCTGTTACGCGTCCGTAACGCTGTTCGCGACGCGTTAGGATTGCGCGATTTCGAGTCTAGCTTGATTACGATCGAGGCGGCGACGACGGCGGGGATAGCGGCTTTCGCGCTGTTCGCCGCAGCTCTTACCCTCGTCGCTACGTTATTCGCCGTTTTAGTTGTAGGCGCCGCTTTGTTCGTCGCCGCTATGCTCGCGGTTCCTTTGTTGATCGCGGCCGTCGTTGCGGGTTTAGTTGGCGCCGTTTCCGAGGCGATCGATTTTTGGTCCGAGGTGGATTGGGGCGGCCTCGCGGACGATATGATCGACGGCCTCGTCAACGGGATCACGAGCGGCGCGACGGAGCTATATAACTCCGTTCGGAACCTCGCGGCGGGCGCCGCGGACGCGTTCCGCGACGCCGTAGGCGCGCGATCGCCGTCTACTTTGTTCGCGGATTTCGGCGGCGATATCACGGACGGCCTGTCGCAGGGTATCGACGCGGGCGCGCCAGGCGTCGAGGATTCCGTTAGCGGTATCGTCGAGGCGCCTACGGGCGGCGGCCTCGGCGGCGCTACCTCGATCTCGATCGGGGATGTGAATATCAACGCGGGCGAATCCTCCGATCCCCGCGAGCTCGCGGCGGCGTTTCGCGACGAGCTCGCGCGCGTCCTCGAGGGCGTAAATGTGGAGCTCGCGATCTAGTGGGCACATTCAATCCAGAACTCGCGCCCGTTGATTACATCCTTCTTGCGGGCGAAATCTCGCCGGGCCTAGTCGTGATCTCGGGCGCGAATAGTCCGAGGCGATGGGACGAGCGACGAGGCTACGCGCTAAGCGGCGCGCGCGTCGTTTACCGCGGGATCGGCCTCGCGCGCCCGATCTTGACGTTCCGCCTTTTGAGTTTTGAGGATTGGAACGCCTGGCATGAATGGGCGGATCGCGTCGGATTGCAGCGAGAACCCGTAGGGGAACGAGCTCGAGCGAAGGACATCTGGCATCCGATACTCGAGGACCTTGGGATCGTTTCTGTCGTGATCGAGGACGTCGGACAACCGACGCAGATCGACGACGGCGAATGGTCGATCGTGGTAAAAACGATCGAATACCGTCGCCCCGTTCGGCGGATTTCGGACATAGGGAGCTCGGAAGAAACGCCCGCGCTTTCGGAAAACCAGCGGCGGATCCGCGATCTATCGGCGCAGTTCAACCGGTTGGCCGCGGAATGACGGCATATCTAAACGTCAACGGCGAGAACGTCCTCGAGGCGACGCTACACGTCCCGAACGTGGGTCCATGGTGGGCGGACGTTACTTTCGAGCTCGCGCCCGACATATCGGGCGCCGTCGTCCTTACGATCGGTAATCTCGAGCTCCGCGGGACCGTTGATCCGTCCCATGATGGGACGTTCGGAGAACAGCGGCGATCGAGGATCATCGCGGGCGGCGGCGGATGGGCGACGCTCCTCGAGGCGCAAGCCTACCATAACGACGCGGGCGTCCGAGCTCGAGGCGTCGCGGAGGACGCCGCCCGCCTCGCGGGCGAGGAGCTAGGATCGACGTTCTCGCCCGCCGCGGATTCGGTCGGGATTGATTACGTGCGTCAGGCGGGCGCGGCCTCGCGTGTTCTCGAGGACGTGATCGGCGCCGTTCCATGGTGGGTCGATTACGACGGCCGAACGCAGATCGGCGCCCGTCCGAGCTCGGCGGCGGACGCCTCCGCGTATCAGGTACTCGACGCCCGCCCGGACGAACGCCTCGCAATCGTCGCGATCGATGATCTACAGGCGATCGGGATCGGATCTGTCCTCGAGGACGGCCTAGATGCCTCCCTAACCGTCCGCGAGCTCGAGGCGTCCGTTACCGCGGAGGCGTCGCGCGTGACGGTATGGGGCGGCGGGACGGCGGCGGGACGCGGACGCCTGGCGTCTATCCTCGAGGCGACCATCCGCGCCGTCGTCGCGGACAGGCTTTTCGGTCGCTACCGTTATCGCGTCGTCGATATGTCGGGCGCCCGCGTCGAACTGCAGGCGGTCGCCGCCCTCGCGGGGTTGCCGG